GCGTTAAAGCTGTACGAGCGTATCTTTAAAATCCGTCACAAGCTTAGTCGCTGTGGCTCATGTGTAAACCAAAAACTATCAGACCTTGAAGCAGCCTATCTCGCAAGTTGTGAAGATTCAACAACTGAAACAAAACCCGAATAATCCTCGGTTCATTAAAGATGACAAGTTTGCGCTCCTTGTAAAAAGCGTGCAGGAGTTTCCGGAGATGTTAGCAACGCGGCCAATCGTAGTAAATAAGGACTACGTTATACTTGGCGGCAATATGCGCTACCGGGCCTGCAAAGAAGCCGGGTTAAAAGAAGTCCCTGTAGTCATTGTTGATTGGGACGAAGAGAAACAAAGTGAATTCGTCATAAAGGACAACGCTGGCTTTGGAGCGTGGGACATGGAGATGCTGGCAAATCTCTACGATGCGCACGACTTAACCGAGTGGGGTGTTGACATTGACTTTGCAAGCGAACTTGACACCGAACCTTCTGACGATGATTTTGAGGTGGAGCTTCCACCGGAATCATTCCTGAAGCGTGGGGACTTGATTGAAATTGGAAGTCATCGATTGCTATGTGGAGATGCGACCAAGTACGATGACTACGTAAAACTCACGTCTTTGGAAATGTGTGACGCAGTCGTAACAGACCCACCGTACAATGTGAACTACGAAGGAGGTACTGAGGAAAAGCTGAAAATTGAAAACGACCACATGGCCGACAACGATTTCTACCTTTTCTTGCTGGATGCATTTTCACGTATGATGGAATGCATTAAGCCGGGTAGTGCCTTTTACGTTTGGCACGCAGACACCGAAGGCATCAACTTCCGACTGGCTTTAAAAGCAGCAAACATACAAATACGTCAGTGCTTAATATGGGTTAAGAACACACTCGTTATGGGTAGGCAAGATTACCAATGGAAGCACGAACCGTGTCTTTATGGATGGAAAGAAGGAGCGTCTCACCGCTGGTTTACTGACAGGAAGCAAACAACTGTACTTGAGTTTGACAAGCCAAGGTCAAGCCGAGAGCACCCAACAATGAAACCTGTGGAGTTAATGGCTTACCTAATTAAAAACAGTACAGATAAAGGAGAGATTGTCTTAGACCCTTTTGTCGGTAGTGGCACAACAATGGTGGCCTGTAATCAGCTGGGTCGTTCTTGTTACGCTATGGAGTTAGACCCAAAGTACTGCGAAGTGGTTATTAACCGTATGCACAAATTGGACCTCAACCTGAAAATAAAAGTCAACGGTAAAGCTTACATACCTAACACATAAAAAAGGATGAACGACAAGAAAAAATCAATGCTGGAAGCTTTGGAGCGTTCGTTAGGTGTGGTTTCGGTTGCCTGCAAACAAGTAGGCATCAGTCGTTGGACCCATTACGATTGGAAAAAAAGCGATGATGAGTACGCGAAGGAAGTGCAAGGCATTGCAGAAGCGTCAGTGGACTTTGCTGAAAGCAATCTGTACAAGTTAATCAAGCAAGGCAACCCAAGTGCGACCATTTTCTACCTAAAGACCAAAGGAAAGAAGCGTGGCTACACAGAGTCCCAAGAGTTAGTCATTAGAGAAAAGAAACCTTTGTCTTGGTTTGATGAAGTGCTGGACCACACCGACCAGACGGAGTCACACTTGCTGGATGAATGAAGTTAGCAAAGACGTACTACGACTGCAAAGGTTCCAAAGCTAAGATTCAAATTCATCAAGGGGGAACACGTAGTGGAAAAACATGGTCGGTCTGCTTGTGCTTGATTGAACTGTGTCACTCAAACCCAGACGCAGGAATGGTTATCACCATCTGCCGTAAGACGTTCCCAGCTCTTCGTGCTTCTGTCCTGCGTGACTTCATGGAGATATTGGAAACCGAAGGTTTATACAACGCTAACGACCACAACAAGTCGGAGAACCTTTACAATTTGTTTGGCAACACCATTGAGTTCATTTCCGTCGATATGAGCCAAAAGGTTAGAGGCAGAAAGCGTGACGTTCTATTTTGCAACGAGGCCAACGAGCTGGATTGGGGTTCTTGGCAGCAGTTAATTTTAAGAACCACGTGGAGAGTTATTGTAGACTTCAATCCCAGCGACGAGTACCACTGGCTGTACGACAAAGTCATACCACGTGATGACAGCGAGTTCTTTAAAAGCACCTACCTCGATAACCCGTTCTTGCCCAAGGAATTAGTCGAGGAGATTGAAAGGCTGAGAGAAACTGACGAATACTACTGGACTGTCTACGGACTCGGTGAGCGTGGTGTAAGCAAGGAGGTGGTGTTTCACACGGCAACAACTCCAAAGGTTCCTGAGAACGCAAAGCTGGTGGCGTACGGACTTGACTGGGGTTTCTCAAACGACCCAACGGTAATTGTCGGTGTCTATTTACAAGGCGATGATATTTATATGGACGAACTGCTGTACGAAACAAACCTGACCAACCCGGACGTGGCAAAAAAACTACGGGAGCTAGGGGTCGACCGTCGCATGGAGATAATTGCTGATAGCAGCGAGCCAAAATCAATCGAAGAGATACACCGCATGGGTTTCAACATTAAAGGAGCCAAGAAAGGACCGGACTCAATTCGTATCGGCATCGATGCTATGCGACGTTACAAACTGTACATCACAGAAGCCAGCACTAACTTGCACAAAGAGTTTCGAAACTACAAGTGGCAAACAGACCGTAATGGAAAAATACTCAATATCCCTGTCGACTTGTGGAACCACGGAGTGGACGCGGTGCGCTACGTTTGCTTGAATAAGCTTATCAAAAAAACAGGAAAATACTACATCCGATGAAGTTCACTCTTTTCTTTCCGAGCAATTATAATGAGATAACAATTAAACAGTACCGGGAAATCACTGCGCTGGATAAAAAGCACAAGCAAGACATTCATAAAGTGATGGCAACGATTCGCATACTGACAAATGCTTCTGAAGACCAGCTTGTAAAAATAACCAGCAAGGATATTCTGCGCATTGAGAAGGTGCTAACTTGGTTACGCACACCACCACAAACAAGCGAAGTGCAGCGGACCTTTGTGATGGATGAAGTTGAGTACGGATTGGTTCCAGACATGGAAAACCTAAGCGTAGGTGAGTTTGCCGACTTAGAAGTTTACTGTGAAAACGCAGACGAAAACATGCACAAAATTATGAGTGTGTTGTATCGACCAATCACGCGAAAGGTTTCTAATTGGTATGAGGTCGAGAAATATCAACCAACAGAAAGTAAAACCGAATCAATGCTTGAGGCACCGTTTGGAGTGGCTGTCTCACTCATGGTTTTTTTTTCGGTTATCGCCAAAGAATCAGTGCGGAGTTTGCCACAATATTTAGCGGAGAGGGAGCGAATCCAATCAGCCAAAAATGGGGTTGGTACCAAATAATACACCAACTTGCTGGCGGGAATATATTAAATGTAGAAACCGTCACTGACATAAGCGTTCGGGAAGCGTTAACTTTCTTAGCTTACGAAAAGGACGTGGCGATGAGCCAAAAAGTAAAACTCAATGGGAACAGTTCAGGACGTTAGCACCATCTTCAAAAACATCGCAAATGCACATCTGCAAGTGCAGACGTTTTATGAAAACAACTTCGACGAGGTTGACATTAACAAAATACCCAGCAATGGATATCCTTTGATGTACGCACAGGTTTCCAACGCACAGGTAGACAAGCAGTTTACTACGCTGGACTTTGAGCTGGTGATTGCAGACATCGTGTTTGAGGAACAAAAGGAAGTGATAAACAACGTGCTAAGTGAAAACCTACTTATCATTCAGGATGTGTTGGCAGAGCTTCATCTTGCTGTGAGCCAGCAAAGTCCAATCTCAAACCCAAACTACACGGTTGAGTTTCCAATTATGTGTCAGCCATTTCAGTTTCGATTTGATAACCTACTCTTTGGATGGAGCGCAAACATCAGCATTCGTGTTCCTTTGCCCAGTAACCTTTGTGACGCTCTGATTGCTTAACAGTGGGACTGATTAGGTTTTCATATAGCAATGGAAAAAAAACGTGGACCTGTTACAACTTAACGCGGACCTACAACTTAATGGGTCAAGCTTTAGTGCGTGCGGCTAAACACACTTTAGATAAAGAGAACAAGAACGCCAGTGGTAATTTGCGCAAAAGCGTGAGCTACGAGTACACGGTTAATCGGGACAACTCTCTTACGCTGGGTTTTACATTTCAAGGTGCAGACTACTGGCAGTACGTAGAGTACGGAGTGGGTGGCTTTTTAAGAGGACAAAAAGACAAAGCACCTGACTCACCATTTCGGTTTGGAACAAACACAGGTAGGCCCGGTGGTTTACGCGGTGGAATTGACCGTTGGGTTATTCAGAAAAGGCTACCGGGTTTTCGAGATGCCAAGGGTAGATTTGTTCCAAGAAAACAAAGGGTGCAAGTGATTTCGAGGAATATATATTTATATGGTATAGAGCCAACTCCGTTTGCTTCTGAGTCAATGGATATGATTTTTACGAAATGGAAATCACGCTTGGAGTTAGCTTGGACTAAAGACCTAGAGGCAGAACTGAACCAAACTTTTAAGGACGAAATTATAATCACAATCTCTCTGTAATGGCATTCACAGTACATCAACAGCCCACAGCAGTATCACTTGCGTCAAAACCATTTATTGGAACTTCCGATTACGCTACCTATGTAATTGAAGAAACCGATGCCGCAATCATTGCGGAGCCGAGGTTTAGTTACGTGTTGCAAATACAAAGTGCAGCACCTTCGAACGCAGTGGTTGAGGTTTACTCTGGTCTCAACTCACAAAACTGTGGAACCTTTGAGATTGCTAAAATCCTGAATGACTACGTGATGTACGACGAAGTAGATTCATTAGGACTAGCCATTCATGATATTGTGGCTGGGGAAAACTCAATCAATCTTTCCGGCAACAAGTTAATTAAGCTCGGTTATCGCTACGCAACTTCTCAGAGTTCCAGCGCATATAACTACACGTTTCCGACTTCCGTTTACATTTATTATTGGAAAGGAGGAATCTATTTATTGAGTACTCCAAGCACCGCGACACCTCTTAATTCATATATACCGAACGATGCATTTCGCAGCGTGCTGTCGGTGTCCGACGTTCACTATGTATCTGATAGCGACTCAGGTGTTTTTGCGTTCACAAATAACTTAGACAACACGGTAAACACACAGGTTCCTGTTTGGAGGGTGATATACAAAGATGTGGCTGGCACCGTACTAAGCACCACAGGTTTAGTGAATGGAGTGGCAGGAGCAGGAAATAGCGACATCACTTATTTTTTCTGTGGTCCAAGTAACTTGAAGAACCAAACGTTAAACTCTGCCGCTTCTCCATTAGACCCTGCTAACGCAGGCTGGGACAGTTACGAAATTACTGGGTGTGGAAACTTAACCTTTACAACTAAGAGAACTAAGACCTACACGTTTAAAAGAATTGATTGTAGCAAATACAACAGCTACCGTTTAGCTTTTTTAAATGGCATTGGAGGTTGGGACTACTTGACTTTTGATAAGGCTAACAAAACAACTACCAGTGTACAAACCAAGGAGTATGAGTCAAGCGGCAGCACCGCTTATTCAGCTGGTTCAAGTGGATGGAATAGTTATCCTTGGCAAGGAGGTAGGCAGCAATACGATGTTGAAGGAGTACAGCGCATGACGTTAAACACGGGATTCCGAGGTTCGGAAATGGAGTCTCTAATGAAAGCACTCTTGCAAAGTCCTAAAGTATACATACAAGAGTTTGGTTGGCTGCCAGTGGTGGTGACTGACAAAACGGTGACATACAAGGTTTCAGAGAACCAAGAGCTGTCACAATATTCGATTGCCATTGAGTTTGGTAAAAACAACAACTCACTATGATTCAGTTATTTGCGGCAAAGCAAAATTCACCGACCGTATTTGATACGGAACTTGACACTACAGGCACGCGGTTGGAGTTAAAGGTTGTAGTGCAGGATATGAATAACATCCTTATTCGAAAGTCACCTCACAGCTTGACGTTTGACTTGCCTTTTACAGAAACCAACAACCTTTTCTTTCGGGCGTTTTACGATTTAAACACATTCTCCAGCGATTGGAAAGCAAGTGATAAGACATACGTTCAAATTCGTGACAGCGGCACTTCCATTATGGATGGTGCTTTGCAGCTTCTAAATTTTGACGAAGAGAAAAAAACGTACACATGTGTTATCCTCGGCCAAGTAGCCGACATCTTTTTTTCAATTAAAGAAGCGACGTGGAGAGATGTGGTAGGCATTGACCTTGACCACGAATCAACGGCCCAAAATATTATTGACAGCTGGGATGTAACGAACGACATCACAAACGCTGCTGGTCCCGGAGTTATTGTCTATCCATTAATTGACAATGGTGATAGGTTCAACCAAGGCTGGCGAATGCATTTTAATAATGGAATCAATGGAGGCATTGGTCTTTTAGGAAGTGGCATCGACCCGGTAAATTTGAAGCCATCGGTTCAGGTAAAATACTTGTTTGAGAAAATCATTAACTACGCTGGCTACGCTGTAAGCAGCAACTTCTTTGATTCCGATAAATTCAGCAACCTGTACATGGCGGTTGGAACGGAGCAAGACAACAACGTCTATCGTGCGCTCTATGGATTTAGTGTAGGTCGAACTACAAACCTGACCTGTCCGACAGGCGTAGCGACAGCCATAGGGTTTTCCGTGGAAAGCGGCAGCAACTTTTACGACCCGGACAACTTAGTGGTAGGTGGCGTTTTCTTATCACCAGCACAAGGCACCTTCCTTTTTGAGTTTTCCGTAAACTTTAGCACAAGCGGAACAGGTGATTTTAACTTGCAGTTTATCGTTCAAGCTGGTGGGCAAAACTACTCAGTCAACCAGACATTTACGCAAGGCACACAAAACACGCTCTCCGTTAATATTGCCGTTAGCTTTACAGCTCAAGCGCAGCAAGCTGAAGCCTACATCGTCCACAACGCTTCTACAGACCTTACGTTAATTTCCGCAGGCAGCTCTTGGCAATGTAACTCTTATGACGTAGGAGGTGCTTCTCAAACGTTGGACATAGCAGAGATGCTTTTTACCAAAGGGGTTAGTGCGTTCTTAAAAGACATCACTCAATACTTCAATTTAGCTTTTGTTCAATATGCTGATGACCCGACAACAATCGAAGTTGAGCCTTGGGTAGACTTAGTTGAAGGAGGAGACAAAAAAGACTGGACAAATAAAGTAGACCGAAGTAAAGGAGTAGTGGTTTCACCAACTACCGAATATCAAAAAACACTACGCACGTACGGTTACGCAAGTGTTGATGATTTGGCTGGCTCGATAGCTACAGTTCAGGATGGCGAATGCGTAGTAACTAACGGTAACGACTTTGCAACTGAGACTGAAAAATATGAAAGCCTTTTTTCACTTCTCAGGTCCAAGCGCATACCGACTGTACCAACAGGGTTTTTGCAGTCATCGGCTACTGATGCTTTAATTCAGGTCGGCTACTCTAGGAGCGATGACGGCACGTATCGGCAGGAAAAGTATGCTCCTTGGTTAGCGTATTACAACGGCACCCGACAGTTCGTCCAAAATAATTCTGGTACTCAGTATTATATAGACCAAATATCTACGAACCAATTTCCTCTCTTTAGCAACTTTAATGAGCAACCACAAACGAGCGCAACCGTTGGACTTCCGTTTGTCCCATACTATCAATTTGGTCAATTAAGTCCATATGCGACGGACGTCTTTAGTATTACTGAGTGGAACTACAAACTTTACCATCAAAAAACGGTAGAGAGTTTACGTGACACGCGTGCAAAAATATTGGATTGCAGTTTGCTCCTAGACGCGGAGGATGTGGCAAAACTGAAATGGAACGATAAGATATTTATTGACCAAGATTACTACCGAGTCATCGAGTTGAGTGCATTTTCTGTAGGCAGTAAACGTCCTGTCCAAGCACGATTAATTAAGAGTGTCTTGGGCGCACAAAGCAGCTGTGGTCAAAACTGGGTAGGCTCCAATGCTGATGGCACAACAAATTGGGAAGATGAGAATGGAGCCGTATTGCCATCGCAAGTTTGCTGCGAGGAAAACGGACTGATGTGGGATGCGGCAACAAGTACATGTCGTTGGAAAAGACCAACCCGACCATACGAAGGTGATGAGTGGACACCTATTGGTGAGGACTCAGGCATCGTTGATGGTGGAGGCATTGGAACACATCAAACCAATAGCTTTACTAATTACTCTGCAAACGGTGTAAACATTCACGACTACTCGGTGCCTGTTCAAGTGACAGCTGATGACACAACAAACTACGAGAAGTTTACAACCGATGGCACGAATCCTTTCACCATCAACCTAAGAATAGCACACACCTACCAAATTAATCTAAGGGTGACAGGCATGGTCACGGCAGCAACAGGTGTTTTTGGAAACACAGCGATTGGTGAATTTGCTTTAGCATTTAAGTACGATGGGTCGCTTGCAAGAAGTATTGGTACCGTTCAAACCTTAATGACTACTGGCGATTGGACAATTAATGTAAACGCGGCAACAACGGGAACACGGGCAGCGACCTTGGAGCTACAAGTGCAAGGAGTTGCTGGGCAAGAGACTGTCTATACTGCGGTGGTTAATATTGTGGATGTCGATTTGAGCAGCCATTATATACCTACCCCATCTGATGCAGGAGACGCTTTGTGGCAAGATGCAAACAACATCGCTTATCAAAACGGAGACGAAATGCTATGGAACTAATGGAGAAATATATTAATACAGTAGGCAGGTCGATTCCATCTGCGATTCGAATTGCCCAAGAAAAAAAACTGAGTGGTCACCCAGCATGGAACACTTTCTACGGTTACTATTCTTTGCGCGTTAAGTGGTGGGTTAAAATAAAAATGGTACTAAGAAATGGAGCCGATAAAAATCACGGGTGAACTGGACGCTCAAGGTGTTGTAGAAGGATTGTCGGAAATCGATGAGGCAATTGAAACAACAACAGAGAAAGCTCAAGAGTTAGACGAGAGCCTAAAGAAAACGAGGGAGCGCAATAAGAAAAAGGACTGGAAAGGTCTGCTTGATATTTTCAGCGGCATACTGCCGCGTGGTTTACAAAGGACCATTCGTTCGTTCCAAGGAACATCGAGAGCTGTGCGGAGAGCCAGCACTTCGTTTAACCTGCTAAAAACATCAATTGCGGCACTTGGATTACCTCTCTTAATACAAGGACTTACTTGGATAGTTGAGAATTGGGATAAGGTTTCAGACTTCTTTACAGGCACTACCGAAGCCATGAAGTTTCAAGCGGAGGTGACGGAAAAAGCAACGCAGGCACAAACGGAGTTCAATGTTTCAACGCAACAACTTTTGAGTATAGTCAACGACTCTACAAAAAGCATTGAGGAGCGTGAATCGGCACAAGCTACTCTGGCGCAAAGCAGTAGAGAGATTGCTGGACTTGATTTGACGCAAGCACAAGACTTGGAGCGATTAAATAGGGCAATGGAGCGTGCCGGGGAATTGGAGGTCTTGCGTGTGCAGCAACGAATGCTTGCTGAAAAGGTGGCTGAAAAAAGACAGGAGCAACAAAACTTTGAGTTGAGTTGGTGGGACTACGTTACTATTAGCATGCGTGGTGCTAACGCAGCTATGGAGAATGTTGTAGAAAATATGGCTGAGTCCGCTGCGGAAGCCGACAGTTATCAAGATGAGCTAAATAAATTAATAGAAGCACAAAACAAACTTAACGCTGAAACACAAGCTGAACTGGACCTGCAAGCGCAGCAGCGTGAGCAGGAGCAAGCCGAACAAAGACGTGCTGACCTAAGAGCAAAACAGTTAGAGTATCGTTTACAGCTGACGGAGGATTTAAACCAAAAGGAAGAGCTGCTTTTTTTGGAAGGTCAACAGCGCAGGGAGAAACAATTTGAGCAGTCTTTGAAATTGGAGTTGCAGCGAATGAAGGAACAAGGAGCTTCTCCAGAGCAAATTCAACAGCGTGAAGAGCAGGGTCTTATAGAGCTGGCTCAAATGAGAGACGCGTATCTCAGCGCACAGATTGAGCAAGAAGAATTGGAGGCTCAAAGAAAAAAGGAGCGTGATGATGCTGCCTACAACAGTATGGTTGAGAACGCAGACCGTATCGAACAGTTCTTGGAGTACAGCCAGTTAGAAGGCGAAGACTTGCGGTTTGAAAAAGAAAAGGATGCAATCGTTAAAGGGTATGAAGAACGCTTCGCTTTAGTCGTTGACAACGAGCAGCTGGAGCGAGAGCTTCAGGCTCAAATGAATGCAGACATTGAGGATGCAGAAAAAAAGCATCAAGAGATTTTAACGCTGGAAGCAAAGAAGGGTGAGGAAGCAAGGTTAAAAGCACGAAAGCAATTTGTGGACACATCGCTTCGAGCGTTTGGTGATTTGATTCGTGCTGGCGAGGACAACCAAGAAGCACAGCGAGCCTTTGCCATCACTGAAATTCTCATTAACCAAGGACGTGCGTTTGCTTCGGCTTTAGCTGGGGCAACGGAGGCAGCGGCAGCGACGGGGCCAGCGGCACCGTTCACCTTGGCAGGTTACATTGCAAGTATGTTTGGAGCGTTGACCGCAGGGTTTGCGCAAGTTAAATCTATCATGGCAACGGCAGATGTAAACGTACCCGGTGATGTAGGCTCACGACCACCAAGCACTGTTCAGCAAGCTTTAATTCCCGAAGGCAATGCAAACCAGAACTTTACTGGAGGACCAAGTTTAAATTCAGGACAAGCGTATGTGGTTCAAAGTCAGTTGGAAGGACAGCAATTACTGCAAGCTCGAATCAACGCTCAGACTACCTTGTAAACAAACTTATATTAAATACTATGAACGGACGTAGACTTATTGAATTAGTCATTGAAGAAGGCAGCGAACTGCATGGCGTAGAAGCTATCAGTTTAGTTGAGTACCCGGCCATTGAGTCCAATTGGGTGTTTTTCAGTAAACAGGATGGGCCAAAGGATAACCGTTCCATGATGGCTTTGGCTGCCATCGACGAGGAGCAGCGCACATTAATTGGACCTGCTTTAATTCCGGACAAACTAATACCTCGGTATGACGAGCAGAGTGCGGAGGAGTACGACGTCTACTTTAGCCAAGAGACTGTCAAACAGGCGAGCGAACTTTTCCTAAAGCAAAACCGTACGAACCAGCATACTTTCGAACACGAAACCAAAGTGGAAGGAGTGAGCGTTGTGGAATCGTGGATTGTTGAAGACCCAGAAAAAGACAAATCGTCGCTTTATGGATTGTCCGTCCCGGAGGGAACTTGGATGGTACGCGTAAAGGTTGATAACGAAGAAATGTGGTCACAAGTAAAAGACCAAAACGTGCGTGGTTTTTCGGTGGAGGGTTACTTTGCAGACAAGATTGCTGAAATGAATAAACCCAAGTCCATGCTGAGTAGAATATTTCAAGCCTTACGGAAGCGAAACTTTTATCAAGAAACAAGGCTGCAAGGAGGACTTGTGATTGCTACGGAGTCAGATAAATTTGAACCGGGTGTTGACGTCTTTCTTTTAGATGACAAAGGTGAACCAACAGAACTTCAAAACGGAACGTACACAACGCAAGGTGGCATCCCCTTAGAAGTTTTTGGAGGTACAATTATAGACTGGAATGGTGAAGTGAAAGCAGTGGAGGATGCTGCCGACGTAGTTGAGGAAGAGGTAGTGGCAGTTGAATTGGACAGCATGAAGGTGGCTTACTGGAAGCATTACCTTTCCAATAAATTTGCACGTTTGTACAAATAAGCTTACTTTAGTGGTAATTAAAGAAAAGAAAAATGGCAACAATAATTCAAGTGATACCACCTAACGGCAACGACTACGAGGTGGAGCTTCTGGCTGACCAGCTGGGTCACCTCCAAAGTTTGGTTGACGGCTACATTGAAATCATTTATATTGGAGGAGGTGAAATTGCAGTGGTCAATGAGGAGGGAAGGATTTACAACCTAGAAAAGAATTACCCGGCTACACTAGCTACAGGTGTCACGCAAACACTTTACGGAACGGTAGTGATTATGAATGAAAGAGACTTTAACTAAGAAAAAAAATGCTAGTAGAAATTAAAGGCTTGACATTTGATGAGGTACACGATTACCTCGATGCAAGAAATGCAGGTGAAGGTGTTTTGGATATTTACATTGATGACTACGGATTTGTAGATGCGGACCGTGGTGATAGGCGGAGATTGGTTGAGATAACAGTTAATGACCCTGACGATGAAGAATATCTAAGTTATGTTCTTATGGAATTAGAACTGGACGAACCTGACGCAGAAATTAATTACCTATAAACAACAGAGGTATGTACGATTTAGAGCTATTATCACTAATACTTAGAGAAGATTACGGTGTTCCTGTGCAAGGCGCAGATTCAGATGGGATTTACATTGATGACACGGGCATAACGCCTACAGATGTAATAAGGTATTTAACAGAAATAAGTAATATTGAGCGAGAATTTGCTGATATGGATTTTCGCGTGTATAGGGCGGCAGAGGGACTTTTTATTGAGGTGTTTTTTGAATACTAAACAACAGAGATATGGAGTTGACTCTTGAAGATTACGATGACATTGTAGACTTAGCTTCAAATGATAGTCGTGCAAATGGAACTGAGGTAGGATTCTTTTTGCCCGATGAATGGGGCAGGCCATCGCGTGTAGAGGTTATAGGGGCTAGGTCAAACGCACAGTACGATGTTTACTTTGACATTTCGTATGAACTATTTGGCAATCCCAACTACATAAGTGTATCTCGTGACCATTCAAATTGGCGCGATGCCGAAGAGACGACAAGAATTTAACAACAGAGATATGAAAAGAGAAGTAAATAGAGCCGTTTTGGTAGCATTAGCGGATTGTTTAGATGTGATTGAGGATTACCAAGACATGGAAAACCCACAAGCCATGTCGGAGATATATGAATTGGTAGGCAAAGCATTTGACATTGGGCGCGGATACTAAACAACAGAGATATGAGCAGTACACCTAGGAGTTGGAAAGAGTTATATGATTTAGCCAATGATTATTTTGGTTTAAATAGCTATGAAGCGGACTCAATTCTAGAAACATTTTTTGCGTATAACTTTGATGTGAACGAACCTGAATTTGTTTATCAATTAAATCAAAGAGAATTGCTTTTAGATATAGAATGGGAAGATTGGTTTTTGCGGAACGGTGGTGATGAAAGACTGATTGAAGACTAAACAACAGAGATATGAAGTACGAAATTGAAACGTCTGACAGAGACTCTGATGAAGTTGCAGACATCATTGATACCTACACGTACCGAGGTGTAGAAAAAGAAGAGCAAACGCGCGATGGTGTTTTGTACACCGTAAATGCGGATGATGATGAAATTCGTGACTTAGAAGAAGCCTTAGATGATGCGCGTGTAGATTGGCACTACTACTAAACAACAGAGTTATGAATGAATTTATTGATGATTTAGACAGACTGGTACGCACGATTGAGGTCACGCTTGGTGACTATAATCAAAGTGCGCGAGTGTCAGTCATTGACCCTAACGATAACGAATACGAACGCACGATGGATTGGATTCTAGACATGGAACACTATGGCTATGAAATAAACTACAGAGTGCTGTATGATAGTCGAGATGAGTACATCGAGGAAATTGAGATAACTGTAAATTAAATAAAAGACAATGCCAAGACTAAAGGTTTACGAAAGCGACATTATAAACTTAGCAGAAATTATTGAAGCGGAGTTTCGGGTTAGAGCTAAACCGTCAAGACAAATGATTAATCCTTGGATTGCGGTTTACGACATTACAGATAGAGAGGCTGATGATATTGCCGACGAAATTGAAAGCTTAGGAATCTGGGGTGTCACATTTGATTTTGAGGATGGCGATGAAGTTTACTTTTATATTCAAAGAATTCGATAAAACAACTAGACATGAGCGTTTTTAAATTTTACGATGAAGCAGTCGTAAGTACGGACTATACAAATCCGCTACCGATGTTTCTACACAACCCGGACACAGCTGCGATTACTCTGACAGTTAAACCTGACCAAGCGTTTCTTTACAGTCCATTAAAAACTAACGAAAGCATGCTGGCTGCGGTGAGAACCAAGCCGACATTGCTGGCTGCAAAAGTAGCTACGGACTACGCGACCACTACCAATGGTCATGGGACAGGTGCTCAAGTCCGAGCAACTGTAGCGGACGTAGGTAACACTTTAAATAATTTTCTTAAAGGTGCGTCAGGAGCAATCTTTGGAGGTAGTGGAATTCCGGCTGGGGACGGAGTGCAAACATATGAGCCGTCCACCAATGGTAGCGGCACAGGTTTTAAAGTAAAGTTTGCCGTTAGTGGAACTGCCGTCTCTCAAATTATTACAGGTCTTGAGGTCATCAACGCAGGCTCCGGTTACGCGGTTGGTGATACGCTAACTTTTACGGCAGCGGATGAAGGTGAATTCACACGAGTGTTGGCAGCATCAGAAGTGGATGTGTTGTTTTCACTTAGCGCACTTATACCGGACCCGGACGCGCTTGGTAAGAACTACTTGGCAGGTGACTTTTTGTACTTTACCCTCACGGAAACTGTAGAAATGGTAGACTATGAGTATCCGGTTCAATTACAAATTCCTACTGCCGCAATAAACATTAGTTCTTTTACTTACATACTTGGTGTAGGTGATACAACACCTTTCACCGTTGTGAAATTTCAAGTGGGCGGAACTACAGATGTTCTAGCACACCTATAAAAAAAGCCATGAATATAGACGATAGGATTGACCAGCTATATGAAGCTGCTGAAGTTTTAGAACAGGTTATCGAATTACTGGATGAGGCTCTTGCTGGGACAGATGAGTACAATAATGCAAAAGCGTACATCATTCCGCACTTAAAATCTTGGCACTCGAATCCCGGCTTCGGCAACAAAGGGATTGTTCAGTACGCGGAGCAACTTGAAGACGAACGTGACTATATGGACACAATGCGATGATGATAGATTTAGAATGGGCGTTCATGGAAATCCGGCAGACAATGGACTTGCTGGAACGTGTAAATAGAGAAGCGGTCACGGGATATGAAAACAATGCCTATTGGTTAATTATGGATGCCATCGATGCTGGTGAAATTCCGGAGCATGAGTTTTGGGTCTATGAAAGAATCGTTGATGAATTAGGAGGATTTTAAAAAAAGAAATATGGCTGTAATACAAGACATTGAATATTTTAAGGATATGCTCGACCGAGAGCTAGGCTTTGACGTACGAATGGAAAAACAACGAGGGACTCAATATGAGATAACTCTGTTTGGTGCTGCTCAGGAAATTGCCAATAACTACATTGGTTTTGAATATGAGCTAAATTATTTAGCGGATGACGCTAACGTTGAGATAGTGGCCCACGACTACGAAGGCTCTGATTATTACATTGTCATTCGATAAGGCAACTAGATAAATTCGAAGACCATGAATGAAGTTAAGGAATACTTAGAGTTTGAACTTGGTAGCTATAATGCAGATGCGTTTATAGAGTACGAGGACAGTCGCAGGCTGGTTGTTTACTGTGAATTAGACCCAAGGTATTATCGAGAACTAGAAGACGATATATACGCTGAATTGGTTCAGGTACAAGAATGCGTAATTGGACGGGCAAATTACAAAGGAGGAGGTTCGCGTTTTAATACTTCTATTGAAGTTACAATATGAGTACAGCAAGAATATGGGACGTGTGGACAAACACAGCTGAGGAGGAGATGTTAATCTTGCTCCAAGAGTTCACGGTGGACTATTCTTTTGACAAGGATTTTTTATGGGCGTTAAGGAGGGTTGAGCGTTTTTTGCTAGATGGTTTGTTCGAGGAAGCCGAGCAGTTATTTGAGGAGTACTACCCATCAGCACTTACTTTTACGGAATACGCTCTGTTCCGAAATCTGGCAGACGAGATGGAAAGTGAACAGTATTATATTTATTAAAAAGAAAACCGATGTTTAGAAATAAGCGAAAGTTTGAAGAAGAAGTGGTTGAAGAAACCACCGTAGTGGAAGAGAGTACTCCCGACTCTCATGAACAATTTATTAACCTGCTCGTCGAAATGGGACTCGCGGCAGAGCAAGCAGAAGCAGTACATCAAATGGCTATG